CGGCCATCGGCTTAGGTTCGGACGGGCTTTACCACGTTATCAAGACTGCTTTAGTATTGGAGAACGTAGGTTCTACAGGAACAAGCATTAAGGTAGCCAAAGGCCACCACTTCAAGGCTGGCGATTTCGTAATGGCAGCACTTAACGGAAAGGCTTACGCCATTTCCGCTATTGACACCACCAGCGACGCCACCTACGACACTATCACGATCGGCACAACGATTGGAGCTATTTCCAAGGACGCAGTTATTATGCTTGCAGACGGCGAACACGCCAGCAGCGGCGCAGCCTTCAAGTTCAAACCAAAGGCTATGACGGGCGACAGCTACGACGTTAAGGCTTTGGAAAACCACCTCGTTTCCGCCGTGACTATAGGTCAGTTCAAAGAGAGTGTTATCCCGCCCATTTCGGACGCTATTCTTAGCGAACTTAAGGGCATAGTGTTAATTTAACAGAAAGGCAATAAGTTATGATACAGACCCTTATGGTAGGTTTGGTAGAGAGAGACATGCAGGCCGTAATTAACACCTACGACCTTAAGCCTTACTACTATCCTACGCTTTTCCCACTTAAGCAGAACTATACGCTTACGTGGAAGGCTTTGGAAGCCAAGACAGGCCTTAAGATTGCTGCCGATTTGGTAGCCCGCGGCGTTTCTATTGACAAGAAGACCCGCGAAGCTATTAGCCGCATACAGGGAGACATCCCTAAAATTGCGATTAAGCGCACCAAGAGCGACGAGGAGCTGGACGAGTACGACGTTATGGTAGCCATGACTTCGCAGAACCCCGACCTTCGCGCACTTGTTGAAGCGTGGGCAGAAGATACGCAGTATTGCTGGACAGGCGTAGCCGCCCGTTTGGAGTGGATGGCCTTACAGCAGATTTCCCTCGGTAAGATTACGCTTACCAAGGACAACAACGTAAGCGTTTTGTCCGAGTACAACGTGGACTACGAGATCCCCGGCGACCAGAAGGTAGGCTACCAAACAGGCAGCGCAAGCTGGGACAATTCCGGCGCAAAGCCTTTGTCTAAGGACTTCAAGAACATCGTAAAGGCAGCACGCGCCAAAGGCATACACTTGAAGTACGCCTTTATGAACGTAGACACGTTCGCCAAGTTCGCCGACACCGAGGAAGTCAAGAACAAATGCGCCAGCGTTATCGCTAACGCCCTTAGCTTGCAGGACACCCCGGACGTTGAGACCGTGAACAAGGCTATGGCGAAACTTGCATACCTTTACGGCTTGCAGGTAGTCGTAATCGACCAAGATATTACTATTGAGCTTGCAGACGGTAGCCGCCCATACAGCGGCAACCCATTTGCCGACGATGTGGTAATGTTCAGCGAAAGCAAGGTATTGGGCGCAACCTATTGGAAGACCCCGGCAGACGTTAAGGTTAAGGGTTCAGCAGCCCTTAAGGCCATGAACGGCCACACCCTTATTAAGAAGTACGCCGAGGAAGAGCCGCTCGAAGAGGTTACTATGGGTATTGCAAACGCTTTCCCCGCATGGCTTACCTCTTCGCGTACCTACCTTTGCGACGTTACGCACAGCAGCTGGAGCCACTAACCAACAGGCGAGAGCCGGGAAAGCTGAGAGTTGAAAGCCACCGCTTCCCGGCTTAAGCCTACCCCAATAAGCAAGGCAATGAAATACAGAGAATGGGTTACTACAACGGTTAAGCGTTTCGGCGTTACAGGCGAAGACGTAGAACTGATATTAGCGAACCAAAAGGCACTAATTCCCGACCCGGAAGCAGAAGCCGACACCACGACAGCGAAGAAGGCCTTAGTTAAGGAGTTCGCCAGCATTATACCGCTGGCAAACGTGAGCGAAGGCGGCTATTCCGTTACGTGGAATTGGGACGCTATAAAGACGTGGTATAACTTAACCTGCGGCGAGTTGGGAATAACCCCAAGCGACAAGCCAAAGGTTCGCAACAGGAGTAATATATGGTAGATATTTCGGCAGTCATAACGAACCAATACCCGCACTTCATCTATAAGCGCACCAGCGGCGAAGCCGTACAGAACGAAAAGGGTAGCTGGGTAGACGGAGAGGAACCAGCCGTAACGCTTTGCGGATCCTGCAGGGAGGAAACTAACGGCAAGGGCGCGAAGATACAGGCGGCAAACGGAGTATTCCGGGAGTTTTCCGCTTTGGTTCAGCTTCCTGTAAGCGTCCAGCGCATACCCGAAGGCGTGGAGATATTCGTTACAAGCCGGGAGATTGACACACCCGAAAACCTCCTAAGCGAAGACTTTGTAGAGCAGGCCAAGGCCGAAGGGCTGGTTAGGATTTCCGGCGAATGTCTAAAGTTCGACGAAGGCCGACTACATAACAGGCTATGGGTATAAAGGCGCAACTTAAAAGCAATATAGACGCTACGTTTGCCGCGTTTCTTGAAGAAGTGGAAAGGCAGATAATAGAAAGCCTTTGCAGAATCGGCGAAGAGGTGGTAACGCTTGCTAAGCTGATACCGCCGGAACGCGGATTTACAGACCGAACGGGAAACTTACGCTCTTCTATTGGTTACGTCGTTTGCAAGGACGGCAAGCCGATAAACATAGCTTTCGAAGCCGTGAAGGGCGGACACGAAGGAGTACATACCGGGCAGAAGCTGGCCTTAGAGGTTGGAGCGAATAGCGAAGGCTATACTTTGGTAGTAGTGGCAGGTATGAACTACGCTGTTTACGTCGAGAGCAAGGGGCGCGACGTACTAACGTCTGCCGAGAAGGAAGCCGAAAAACTTATAGCGCGCGAATTAGCCGACATTATAACAAACGTGAAGGAAGCATTACAATGAAGAAAGTTAGCAGTATAGACACCGACGACATTCTGTTTGAGCTTATCAGCCGGGCAGTAGACGAAGGCGTTATAACTATTTCCGGCGGAGTTTACCCGCAGGGCGAACGCCCGGACGACAGCAAGGCCGAGGACATAGTTATTAACACCATCACCGTAACGCACGACAAGCCACAAACAGGCACTTCGAACGTGAATATCTACGCAGCCGACCGAAAGCGAAGGATAAACGGAAAAGAGCAGTACAAAGCCGACCGGGAACGCCTGCGCACCATAGGCGACGCACTAACGGACTTCTTAGACGCGCAGAACGAAGCCGACTTAGAATTTTGGATCGAGCAGGACGTAGTAATAAAGGAGATTGAGGTAAAACAGCATTACCGAAACCTACGTATTAGTTGGAATATTCATTAACATTTTAACACCAATAGACAATGGCAACTTTAGTAACTTTGGGTTTGTCCGAGATTTTGGGTAAGAACAGCGAGCCGTCCGCCGGAGATTTCCAGGAAACAGGCTACAGCAACTTCGGACTTACCTACGAGGACACCTGCAAGATGTCGCAGGACGACCCCGAAACGACCGAGTTCTACGCGGAAGAGGAAGACGACCCCGTAGAGAGCATCGAGAAGCAGGGTAAGATTACGTTTGCTTTCAGCATCATGAACCCCGACCTTACGACGCTTACGCGCCTGTTCGGTGGTACGGTTGCAAGCAACATTTACGCTTACCCGGACACCGTAGCAACGGTAGAAGAGAGCGTTATCATCAAGCCTAAGAAGGGCTTGAAGTTCCAAGTTCCCCGCATGAAGCTCGTTAGCAAGATTAACGGCGAGTTCAGTAAGAAGGGCTTGCTTCTTATTGAGGTCACGGGAACCGTGCTGAAGCCCAACACTACCGGGCTTAAGAAGTTGTACGTTACACAGGTAGCCGCCAGCAATTCCGGCAGCGGAACTCCTTAAGCTTACGCACGATTTCTATTTCCTAACCGAAGCCTCCCGAAAAACAATAACTTCGGGGGGCTTCAAACATTAAAGAACAATGGCAGAGGAATACGACAACAAATTACAGGCCTTAGAAGCAGAGCAAAGCGAGCTTAGGCTAATGATACAGGAAGGCATCACTTTCGACGTAGACGTAACCTATACGCGCCGGAAGCCCGGCTTATTTGGCTGGTTCCGTAAGCGCGAGAAGATAACGGAAAAGAAAGTATTTAAGATTGAGGAACCGACGCTGGCAACCTTAGACCGACTTAGCGCGATTTGGCTTAAGATGAACATCGACGAAGCCAAGCTACAGGAAAGCGACTATTTGGCACAGGCCAAGCAGTTAGCCGTCAGAGAAGCCCGGAATTTAGCCGAAGTAGTAGCCGTAGCCGTATTAGGCGAAGACCGCTACACGCTTACGGACAAAGGCGGCTACTACAAAAGGACAGAGAACACGAAGGAGCTAAAGCGGCTTACTTCCTTCTTCTTCCACACCGTAAAGCCTTCCGAGCTTTTCACGCTGGCCGTACTAATAACGAACGTAAGCAACTTAGGGGATTTTATAAACTCTATAAGATTGATGAGCGCAGCACGCACAAGCGACCCGACGCATCTTATAGAGCAACAGGGCTAAAAAGTCCACACGGGCGCAGGGGTTCAGTTTGCGCGCACTTCGGATGGACTTTAGACTATTTGCTACACGGTATATCGTGGGGCACGGTACAGAGAATGCTAATAGACGCGCCGGGAGTGGAAGAGACTACAGCGAAGCCGGGAGATACCGAGATAACGCTAACAGACGACAACGCCGGGCAAGTCTTAGATTTGATAAACAAATTAAACAGGTAATATTATGAATATTCAAGGCGGCGGCATTTCCTTCGAGATAAGCGGAACGAACGAGCAGCTTAGGAAGATCCTCGAAGAAAGCAAGACAGCTATTTCGAAGTTCAGCGGCGATGCGGTAAAAGGCGGCAAGGACATAGACGCGAGCTTTACGGCAACGGCGAAGGCTATAGAACAGGCTTTTAAGAAGGTAGATGCCGTAATAGACGAGAACCTACAGGGAATTAAGCAGCTGGAGGAACAAAACCAGCAGCTACAGGCACTTATGGGCAAAGCCTTCATGTCCGGCGACGATAAGGGTTACAGGGCTTTGCAGCAGCAGGTAGCAGAAAATAACAATATCATCCGGGCGCGCCAGCAGATTATAGAGCAGGGGCAGCAGATTATTAGCGAGCTTACGCAGGAAGAGCAAAGCCTACATAAACAGGAAGAGCAAAGCCAAAAGAACGTAGAGAGAACGCAGAGCCTAAAAGCCCAGCTTAGGGAGTGTCGGGAGCAGTTAGCACTCATGGAAGCTAACGGCCAGCGAGGAACGGAAGAGTTCAGACGCTTGCAGATGGAAGCCGGAAGACTTACCGACGCTATAGGCGACGCTAACACACAGGCGCGTATATTCAGCCATGACAACGCCAACCTACAGGGCGTTATTAGCGGCGTTTCGGGAGTAGCCGGGGCGTTCACGGCAGCACAGGGCGCAATGTCGCTGTTTATAGGCGAGAACGAGAACCTACAGAAAGCCATGCTTAAGGTGCAGAGCCTTATGAGCATAACGATGGGCTTGCAACAAGTCTACAATACCTTAAACAAGGATAGCGCGTTTATGCTTACGACTGTAGCTAAGGCAAAGGACATGCTTACGGCTGCAAACGCCCGGCTTGCGACAGCTTTGGGAATTTCCACAGCGGCAGCGCAGGCACTTATGGCAACCTTAACGCTGGGGCTTTCCGCAGCTATTACGGCTATTGTAGTTATTGTTTCCAAGATGACCAGCGAGAGCCAAAAGGCAGCAGAAAATCAAAAGAAATTTAACGAAGAGGTAGCGAAGGCAGCAGGCAAACCGCTTGCATCATACACAGCACTTAAAGCAGAATGGGAAAGCCTAACAGGATCCATGAAAGAAAAAGAAAAGTGGGTACAGGACAATGCAGACAAATTCGAAGCTTTGGGGCTTAAGGTGAACGACGCTAAGACAGCCGAAGACGTTCTTATTAAAAATAGTAACGCTTTCGTAGAAGCATGTATAGCAAAGGCAAAGGCGTTAGCAGCCCAGCAGGTAGCAACAGAGAAATATACGGAGATAATAAAAAAGCAGGCTGAAATAGAAAAAATGCCGGACACGGTAGTGAGATACACACCATCGACAACACCCGGCGCAGCCGGAACATATAGTACGGTAAAGAACCAAGAGAAAATAGACGCACAGGCCGAATTAGAGAAAATGGAAGAAGAGGCCAAGAAGCTCATAGACATGCAAACGCAGTTTGCTAAAGAGGAAAAGGAAGCCTTAAACAAAATGGGAGAAGCCGCAAAAAGAACCATAGAAGGGAGCGTAGAAGCAGCCGAAGAGGAATTAGCTCGCCTTCAAAGGCTTTATAAGCGCGCAGC